GCTTTGCAGGCATTCCTTCCTCCCGGAATGGGTCAGGCGGCAGTTCTGTTTAAGAGCTTCCTAGAGAACTTTGGCTTCTTCAAAGGAGACGGGGTTACAGCGGTAAAGCTAACTCCAGAGCAGCGTATAGAGCAGGCGTACAACCTATTTCAGCAGTCTCAGCAAGCCCCCGGAGATGGCATAGATGGCGGCACAGAGGGTCAGGATGGCAGATTAGTGGGCATGATTACCGAAGCCGAGAGACTGGGCATGGACGCAACACAATGGAGAGATCAGCTAAAGAACCAGTTTGGCATTGACTCTATTCCTGGTGATGCGCCTGATGGATATGTGAAGGACTCGCAAGGATTCCTAAGAGACGTTGCTACTGAGGCGTATTGGATTCTCGACAAGAACGGGAACCCAACAAAGACAACTCCTCCGCTTGTCAATGTCCCAATGCCCAAGATTGGCTCTGCCGGAGGCGGGTCTACAGTTAGCACAAGTGGGGCAACTCCATCAGACCCTAGTGGAGCTACGGTCTCGCCTGGAATAGATTCCACAGGAAGCGGAGAGTGGGTATACGACTCTAACGCTGGAGTCTTTAGGCAGACGGGCGGGGTTGAGACAATCGTTCCTAAAGATGGCACATACACCGATGGGCAGGTTGTCAACTCCACTGAAATGCAAGACGTATTCAAGGAGTGGGGAAAGACCTCTACGGGCAACACGCAAGTAACTCCTACAAAATGGATGGATATTTTCAGAAAAGATGGCGTGAAGGGGGTTATTGATGTTATGTCTACCCTTAACAAGAGCGCAGAGGATGTGGCTACTGAGGCTAATGTCTCGCTTGCTGACGTTAATAAGGCTATTTCTGATTACAATTCTCAAGCTGCTGGTACTGGCGGTACTGGTACTGGCACTGGCGGCACTGGGACTGTTGGAGATACGATCAACATTGATGGGCAAGCGCCTGTAAATGTCGGAGTGAACACTCCCGTCCCTGCGACAACCACAGGGACGAACGGAACAGATGGCACCAACGGCACCAACGGAACAGATGGCACGAATGGTCAGGACGGAAAGTCTGGTCTATTGACGAGCCTTGTAAACAACACTCCAATTACCTCGCAACTCTTTAAGCCTGAACTGTTTAAGGTAGAGAATAAGGTCAGTGGATTATTCGACTTGGTAATGGGAGGTAGACGCCTATGACATACCTACAAATAGTAAACGCAGTCCTTAAACGGCTTCGTGAGAACCAAGTTGACACAGTTGACTTTGACGAATACTCCTCTCTTGTCGGGGCTTTGGTTAATGACGCCAAGTCTCAGATTGAAGGCTCTCACTCATGGTCAGCTCTGCGCTCCACGAAAGAGATAAATACGGTAGACGGGACTAGCGAATACTCAATCACAGATAGCGGGAATCACCCAATCATCTGCGCTATTGTCAATGACACATCTAACTCGTTGATTACGTTCAGGGATTCAAACTTCTTTAATCGTGCCTACTACATGGGCGCTATCACAGAAGGCTCCCCGACTAACTTCACCATGGCTGGAGTAGACTCTAACGGTGATGTGAAGATCAAGCTCTACCCACAGCCTGACGCTGTGTACGCATTACGAGTGGATGGCATTTACCACCAAGCAGACTTGGATGAAGATGCGACTCAGATGCTGATCCCGTATAACCCTGTTGTTCAGTTAGCCTACGCAATGGCATTAAGAGAGCGCGGAGAGAGTGGCGGTCAGTCAGCACAAGAGCAGATGATGTACGCAGATCGAGTCTTATCTGATTACATTGCGATTGACGCAAACTACTTCCCTACTGAAACAGCATACGTAGTCGTATAGGAAGCCTATGGCACAGCAGATTCAGAATATAACGATTACGGCTCCAGGCTTCGCTGGGATTAACACCCAAGATGCGCCCTTGTCACAAGACCCTAGCTTCTGCGCTGTTGCGGATAACTGTGTCATCGACAAGCAGGGTCGGATAGCTGCTAGAAAAGGCACCACCCTGCTCACGGGGAATCCTGCAATCTTGGGAACTTCTGATGGGATTATGGCTATCAAGGAGTTTAATGATGACTCCGGTGCGTCTGTCGTGTTCTCCGTGGGGAATAACCTGATCTTCACAGGAACTACTACCCTTGTCGATGTGACGCCAGCAGCCTATACGATTACCTCTGACGATTGGAAGATTGTTCACTTAAACGAACACATCTACTTCTTTCAGTCAGGTTATGCGCCTCTTGTCTACTCTACCCACGCAGGTGTAGTTGAATTGGTTTCAGCTCACTCCCACGCATCAGGCACTCCACCGCAAGGTAACGAGGTTATCGCTGCGTTCGGTAGGTTGTGGGTTGCTGACATGGCTGCGGATAAGTCAACTGTTTACTGGTCTGACTTACTTGATGGAACTGGATGGACAGGAGGTTCTTCCGGGTCAATCGACATAGCGAAAGTATGGCCTAATGGGTATGACGAGATTGTAGCTCTAGCAGCCCACAACGGTTTCTTGGTGATATTCGGGAAAGAGTCCATAGTAATCTACCAAGGTGCAGAAGACCCCTCTACGATGACCCTTTACGACACCGTTTCGAGCATTGGTTGCGTTAGTAGAGACTCGGTGGCATCAACGGGCAAGGACTTGGTGTTCTTGGATAAATCAGGGCTTAGAAGCCTCTCTAGGACTATCCAAGAGAAGTCAGCTCCGCTAGGTGATATTTCAAGAAACGTGGATGAAGACTTAAAGAACGCCATCGCTTCTGAGACAGGGAACATTAAGATTCACTACTCCCCTACAGAGGCGTTTGTAATCGTTCTATTCCCCGCCCAAGATGTGTGTTATGTCTTTGACACCAAGAGACAGCTACAGGACGGAAGTAACAGAGTCACCACATGGACAGCTATGGGGGCTTTGTGCTTTACAAACCTGAGAGATGACACACTTTATGTCGGCACTGTGAGCGGAATATCAGAGTATTCAGGGTATAATGATAATGCCGCAACCTATGTCCTGACGTATTCTAGCCATCCACTAACCTTTGGAAGCTCGTCTACGCTCAAGTTCTTGAAGAAGATCAACGTCACCACCTTCAACGGAGCTAGTGCTTTAGTCGCGTTAAGCTGGGCTTATGATTATGGAACGGCCTATAAGAAGCGTTCTTATACACTTCCTACGAATAATGTCGCAGAATATGGCACGTCCGAGTATAACACCACAGGCGAGTATTCTAACTCTGTCACACTGATTAACCGCGAGAAAGTAAACGCTGCTGGGCAGGGAACTGCTGTGTCAGTTGGATTGGAAACAACGGTAGATGGCAACTCCATTGCTATCCAAGAACTTAACATTCAGGCACTTGTCGGCAGAATTATCTAGCTGGAGAGCAATATGGCGAACGCATTAACAAGCATCCTTGGCGGTGTCGGAGATTTCACTAGTAAGTACGGCGATCTGCTGGCCGGTATTGGCGGGGCTGTAGCTACAGATAAGTACATAGGTGACATTAGGGATACTCAGACAGGCCTGATGTCAGGCCTTACCGGAAGCCCTACAATGGCAGGGGCCTTCCCTGAAGGGCTTATTAATAACATCAACCAGAGCATGCAGTTCAAGCCATTCACTGTCACCTCCGGAACTGGAGCCACTGCCACCACAGACGCTTCCGGTGGGCTGAACCTTAACCTTAGTCCAGAGGAGCAGGCTCTCCAGCAGCAGCTTCTAGGCGTGACAGGAGACCTCGCAGGAGGCATAGGGTATGGGCGTCAGCAGACCCTCATGGATTTGCTCCAAGGCAATCCAGCCGATCAGCAGGCGCGTGAGACTGACATCTATGGTCGCCTCAATGCCATGCAAGCCCCTGAGCAGGAAAGGGCTAGACTTCAATTAGAGCAAAGACTCGCCAATCAGGGTCGTCTTGGCGTTAAGACCTCGATGTTCGGAGGCACGCCAGAGGCATTGGCTTTAGAGAAGGCGATTGCAGAACAGCAGGCAGGTACGGCTGTAAATGCAATGAGTCAGGCAAGAGCGGAGCAGGGCCAGTATTCTAACCAGGCTCTACAGGCTCTACAGACGCAGCTTGGTGAGCAGGGATTAATGGCTCAGTCTATCCCCGCATTCATGCAATCTGCTTACGCTCCGCAGGCAGGGCTTATCAGTGCGCTCAATCCGTCCATTGACCTCTCACGAATACAGTCTGCCCTACAAGCAGGCGCAGGCGAGGCAACAACGAACCTTGGGATGCAGGG